CTATTTGGCATGATACAGCTCCTCCATCGCAAGGTCCACCTGCCGAGATTCTTTTTGTTCCATCTCGTCTAAAATGTGCGAATACGTTTGTAAGGTGGTCACAATATCTTTATGCCCCAGCCGCCGGGAAACGTATTTGATATTCACTCCTTTATACAAGAGCATGGATGCGTGAGTATGCCGGAGCCCGTGGCAAGTGATCGTTTTAATCCCGATTTTTTTGCATAATGCTCGCAACGTTTTATTGACCGCGTTATTTGTCACAATTTCCATTTTTGAATTGATAAACACTAAATTTTTCGTGTTTCTTAATCCGGTTTTCATCGCCAATTCATTTTGATGTTTTCGCAGTTCTTTGAGCATATTTAACGTCTCGTCGTCAATTGTAATCGTTCGTTTAGAATCGAACGTCTTCGTATCGCTAAAATCGTTTTTATCCTTGAAGTCCCACGTTTTATTGATAGTGACCGTTTTGTTTTTAAAATCGACGCAATCCCATGTCAGCCCCATAATTTCAGAGAAGCGTGCGCCGGTGGCAATCGCAAATAAAATGATGTACCGAGAAATATATCTTGGTTTCATGTCTTTCTTGATTTCAGCCACCAATTTCTTAACCTCATCAAAGTTTAGGTACTTTAATTCATCCGATTTTGTCTCCACTTCCCCTTTGATAATCACTTTATACGTCGGATCACGGGCAATGATCCCGTCTTCAATCGCGTCGCGGAGGCACGATTTAATGTATGTGTGTCGCTTTCGTACCGTCGCTGTTGTGTGGTTTTTGCCGATTTCATTAATGAATTTTTGATACATATCGCGCGTTACGTCTTTTAATTTCACTCCGGCAAAGTGTTCTTCGACCAGCCGGACGGATAATTCAATGTTTCTTTCGTGCGCCAAGCTGTATTTCCCCTTTTTGTACAGCTCGAACCAATTCCGCATATATTCAGGAAAAAGCTGATCCCCAGCATTGATGTCGTATCCTTTGTGGAGCTGTTTCTCCAATTCCGCGGCCGCAAGCTCCGCCTCCTTTTTGGTGCGGAATCCTCCTTTCGTTTTCGTTTTGTACTTTCCATTTTCTTTGTATGAAACGCGATAGCGCCAGCCGCTTTTTGTTTTTTGAATGCTGGCCATGTCATCTCCCTCCCTTTGTAGAAATGCAGAATATATGTTTGGTTCAGAAGTCAAAATTTTTTAGATGCACCACCTCCTTAGGAATGCCATACGCCGCGGCGGCTTCGTAAATAGTTGCATTAGTGCCGCGATATGTATAAAGCGTCTCATCCGACAGAAGCAATTCCACTGCAAACTCATTTGCTTCTCGCTCCACCTTGTCCATGCAGAAAAGAGTGTTTTTTCGCAAAAATGAGGTGCTAAGTTCGGGATGCAACACCGCATGCCCTAGCTCGTGAGCACAGACGAAGCGTTTTGTATACTCGTCCAACTCTGAATTGATATGAATGATCTGAATCCGACGGAACGTATGATGATACCCGTATATCCCGCCCAGCGGCTCAAACAACAGCACAATGCCTTTCTGTGATGCGATCTCAAAGGGGTTGTTCGTGCCGTGCTTGTTGATCAGTTTCTCTACGATCTGTTTGATCTTCTCAGCCATAGCGACCCCCTGGAGATAGTTATTCTTTTCGGTATTTCTTCGGCGTGAACTTTTGCTTTGCAATGCGCTTGGCGAGGCGGAGGGAATTTTCAAGCGACGCGATGAGCAGTTCCCGATCTTCTTCGTCGAGTTCATCGATGTCCATTCCACCAAACGCCGCGAAGCCGTTTTTACTGCTCAACCCCTCAATAATTTTTTCGAGTTCTCTTTGAATGTTCCGTTCTTCTCTTTCAGTCAATTCAGGAAGCGACGAGGAAGGGTTATCAGTTCTGCCAAGAAGATAATCAGTTGATACATTAAAGAAGTCAGCCAACTCAGAGAGAGTCGATGATTTAACTTCTCTTTTTCCTACTTCCCACATTGCAACGGTCGAAGGCGAAACGTTGATTTTCTTTGCAAACTCCTCTTGAGAAAGCCCTCTTTTCTTACGCAAAAGCGCAATTCTTTTGCCTACTACTTTGTTATCCAATGCGATCACTCTCCTTATTAATCAATTATACTTACAATTAGTGAGTAAATAAATAATTCTCACAAAAAGTGAAAATTCCTATTGACTACTCACTTAAAGTGTGTAAAAATTTAATTAGTCACAGAAAGTGAGGTGATGAGATTGAACGAGGAGTTGATTAAGGCTAGAAAAGCATTGGGGTTGTCGCAGGCAGAAGCCGCCAAAAGAATTGGTATATCTCCTGGTATGCTTGCGATGTTAGAAACAGGGAAGAGAAGTGGAAGCGACCGAACAAAGATTAAGATTGCCATGTTTTATAAAAAGAGCGTGGAGGAACTTTTTTTTAAACATAATCTCACTTTATGTGAGAAAAAGGGTAAAAACGCAGGATAAACTCACTAAAGATGGGGTTGGAACAGTTGGATCCAGTTAGTTTATCGGAATTCAAAAAGCAATTCCCGATTTTTAAAGATGTACCGGACAATGAGTTCACTTATCACAATGGTAAATGGCTTATATCGCTTAAAGCGACAAAACAACTCGCGTACAAACATAAACACAAAGAGTTAATCAAATACATTAGCGGAGTGGAGGGGAAAACCAAATGAACCAATTGATCATTAAGGCGGCCGATCAGAGCAAAAATCCGGAAATCAGACAAAAGGCGGAGGAATTTGAAAAGTGGATATTTGAAGTAGTCCTTCCAACCATCCGTCGAACCGGTGGCTACGTTGCGAACGAGGACATGTTCATCAATACGTATCTTCCGTTTGCGGATGAGCAGACAAAGATGATGTTCCGCGGCGTGTTGGAAACGGTGCGGCGACAAAACGAACAGATTGCCGCGATGAAGCCGAAAGTGGAGTATTTCGACGCGCTGGTTGATCGGAACTTGCTGACGAATTTCCGCGACACGGCGAAAGAACTGAAAATCAAGGAACGGTACTTCATCAACTGGCTTTTGGAGAACAAATTTGTGTATCGCGATCAGAAAGGGAAGCTCAAGCCGTACGCGGCGTATGTTCCCGAGATATTCGAACTGAAAGAATGGGAGCGAAACGGCAAGGCGGACGTGCAAACGCTGATTACACCGAAAGGGCGAGAGACGTTCCGGCTTCTGCTGCAAAAGGAGGCGACAGCATGAACAAAGTCTGGTGGTCAATGCAAGACCTGAAAGAGCGCACCGGCTACAGCGAGGATTGGCTCAAAGAGAACATCCTCTTGCATCCTCGCTATCGGCAAATGCTTGATTTAGAAAACGGTGGGTTTGTGTATTACCCAGAGAAAAAAGGAGAGCGTTGGTGTTTCATCGCTTCGAAGATGGAGGAATTCCTGCAAAAGCATTTCAAAGACATTTTTCTGAAAAAGGGGGAAGCATCATATGCAAATCAAAAACATCTCGCTCGATGAGTTGCCCAGCGGCGTCAGAGAAGCAGCGGATCGGGCGTTCGTGGAATGGAAAGTCAGAAATGTCTTTCGAGTCACTGAATTGGATTTCAGTGGCGGCCGGGTGTACTACGAGATCAGCGCGATCAGTGACAGCTTCATTTTTGAGCTGAGTGTCAGCGAACTGGGAGTTGAACATGTCAACCGCATCGGAGTGGATACGGTTCGCGACGCGATCAAAGCGCATCCAGAACGCTTCGGCCTCGAATGAAACGGAGGTGAAAAACATGAACATGGAATGCCCACGTTGTGGCGCAGAAGCTCGTTGGGAAGTAGTGGAAATCGTTGAGGGGAAAGGGTACGTTTGGGAAGCAGAATGCGATGAGTGCGGTTGGGAGGATAGCAAATACGAGTTTTGAACCTCGAATGAGTCGATTCAATCTTGAGAGAGAAAAAGGGGAAGGGCAAAGAGGGCGGCTCACCTTCTTTGCCAACTACTCCTTAGTGCCTATCCTCAGGCGCAGGATGTTGTCCTGTTTTTCCAAACTTCCTCATGTTTTTTGGCCAAAGGTTGTCCTGTCTCCTGCGTCTGAATATGGGCGTTAAGGGAAGGGGGGGTGGTTCATTGCGGAATGATGATAAAACAAAAGCACGCATTCGCATAGGGGAGCTACTGGACACATGCCGCAAATGTCCGTACGGAGGACATCGAAACGGCAGTCGGCATGTTCGACAGTGCGAAATGTGCGATGTTTACAAAGAAATGCGGGCGCTTGGAGATTGGCTTATCAATACCAGTCATCGCCCGAAAGATAAGAGGATCAAGAAATGGACAGAGGAAGAACGGCGGATACTGATCGACAATATTCATTTGCCGGCAAAGAAGTTGTCAGAGATGCTCAATCGCACAATACCATCAGTCAGAAATCAAATCGACCTTCTAAAAAGAAAGGGGCTGTTATGAATGGGTGTGGAAAATCCGATGACGCTTAACGTGAAATGGGAAGAGCCGAGAGTGATCGGTGAATGCGCTGGATGCTTCTCCGACATTGTCGAGGGTGAAGGATACATTGAGTTTCCGGACGGCCTTCTCGTACATTACGACCGCTCTTGCGCGATGGCGTTTTGTTTGGAATACGGCGAATTGAAGCATTCACTGTAAAGGAGGGGCGCTCATGAAGCTGTACGAACTAGCAGCCAACTATGCCGAATTGCTGAATATGGCTGACGAGATGGATTCAGAGGCGATAGTGGATACGTTAGAGGCCATCCGCGATGAAATCGAACTCAAGGCGGAAAACATTGCAAAGCTGATCCGCAACCTCGAAGCGGACGCGAAAGCCATTCGAGAAGAAGAAAAAAGGCTGAACGAGAAAAGAACAGCCATTGAAAATAAGGTGAAACGGCTGAAAACGTATCTATTCGAGCAGTTGGAACACGCAGGCATTCAGCGAATCAAGAGACCGACCATCACGGTATACATTCAAGACAATCCACCATCTGTGGATGTTGTGGATATGTCGGTGATCCCCGAGGAGTTTTTGAAGCATAAAGTCGAGGTGGACAAAAAAAGCATCTTGGAGCGGATCAAAAACGGCGAGCAAATTCCAGGCGTTGAACTAAAACGAGAAAAAGGAGTGAGAATTCGATGACGAAAACAGCCGAACAACCGAAACCGCTCAATATTCATCAGAAACTCGTTGAAATCAGAAAAACGGTCGATGTGTTCGTAAAAGATTCGCAAGGGTACGGTTATCGTTATGTATCCGGCACGCAGGTGCTGAAAAAGATTCGAGAAAAAATGGACGAATTGGGCGTGTTGCTCGTCCCAATCGTCCTCAACCAAACACACTCTACTTTTAATTATACCGTATGGGACAGAGAAAATAAACGTGAGCGACCAAAAACAGACTTTGTTGTAACCGGCGACATGAAGTACGTATGGATCAACGCCGATGATCCGAGCGATCGCATCGAAATCCCTTGGCAGTATATGGGGCAACAAGACGACATTTCAAAAGCGTTTGGAAGCGCACTGACGTACACGGAACGATACTTTCTTATGAAGTTTTTCAGTGTTCCGACTGACGAGGACGATCCCGACGCGAGAGATACGAAGGAAAAGCAAAATGGACAGCTTGACAAAAACGGGAAAACCAAAAAGGCGAGCGAAAAGCAACTGGAATACATCGACGCGCTGATTTCTCGCAGAGTAACCGCCGATTGGCCAAAAGAAAAGCTATACGAAAAACTCAAAGAAACGATGGGTGTTGACAAAGAACCGTCTGAATGGACAGTCGAGGAAGCAAGCAAAGCGATCTCGATCATAACGGGGCGGTTCGAATGAAAACATGGATGAAACGGTTCAGGGAAGCGTATTGGCGCTTCCTCGAAACCAATGAGGATACGGATGCGATTTTGAGAGAAACGAAGCTGGGGTGGCTTCCCTACGCCGTTTCCGGCGCGATCCTTACTTTGATTCTTATAGGCAACTGTCTTTGAAACTCGGAGATGAGAACGATTGGCTACAAGAAGGAAGAAAGAAAAGGTTCAAAAGGCGTTCAAAGAGGGGCTCGAATATCGGGTGGCCTTGCCGTTTTGCTATACGTGGATGGCTAGAACGGAACAAGAATACGAAGCCTATGCCAGAGGATACATCCAAATCGTTCATCCAGAATTCAAAGTGATCGATGTAGATAGAGAAAAACAAATAGTGATTTGCGTTAAGGAAGATAAGACGCCATAAAAGGAGATAGCAACATGCTGACTGGACATCCTATTGTAGATAAAGTAGCAAAAATCGATCTCGCTGGGACGGTAATCCCTCACAATTGGTTTAGCACCATTACTTTTGAGAATGGAAAGCCAGATACGATTGCAATCGTTCTTCTATCCGAAATTGTATATTGGTATCGGCCAATGTTCATAAAGGACGAAGCGACAGGACGAATCAAGGAGGTTCGAAAACGTTTCAAGGCCGATCTTTTACAACGAAGCTACGATAGCCTCGCTGAACAGTTTGGCTTCACCAAAAGGCAGGTGAAGGATGCTATAAAGCGGTTAGAAGATAAAGGTTTGATCCGACGAGAATTCCGAAACATCCATGTAGATGGAATGACACTGACTAACGTGCTTTTCATAGAGCTGAATCCGGAAAAACTATCAGAATTCACATACGGAGTAGAGGATATGACGACAGATGAAATAGGTTCTGACGTTTCAACGGATAAGGTATTACGTTCTAACGTCACACCCTATGCGATAGAGCGTCAGACAAATACAGAGATTACTACAAAGACTACTACAAATATAGATGATGATGATAAGCGCGAATTGATAAACGATACTTCGAGAGAAGAAAAAGCTGAATGCAACCCTATTACCGAATTCGAGAAAGCGTTTGGCTACTTACCACCTCATATCTTGCAACAGGAGTTTGAACAAATAATTGAAAGCGGACAGTTTCAAGAGCCGGAAGCGATCATCATCGAAGCGATCAGATTGGCACGGAAACAGATGCCGCGCAATCCAGCGCGATACATTTCTAGCATTCTACGAAACTTCGAGTTTATGGGGCTGTTCACTCTTGAGGACGTAAAAGAGTACAACGAAATGTTCGAGCAAAAGAGGAAACAGGCACCGCGCCGCCGGAAATCACCGACGGAAATCAACTGGGACGAACTCTAACCAAAGGGGAGAACCGGCGTGACAAGAGAGCAAGTGAAACACGTCATGAAGCTCATTTCATTCGTCTATTCAAACTTCGAGGTATCGAAAGAGAAAGTAGACATTTGGTACGACTTGTTGGCGGACGAACCGTTCGACTTGGTGCTGTCCAACGCCAAGCGGCATGCAAAAGAAAAGACCTATCCGCCTACGATCGCCGAACTTTGCCATAGGGATGAACGGCCAGCTTATTATGAGCTGTATGTTCATAACATGAACGCCGGAGAGGACTGGACACAATGAGTGTCGAGGCAGAAAAAGCAGTGTTAGGGACATTTCTTGAATGTCCCTACCTGCTCAAAGAAACGGTTCTGACCGAAACGCATTTCAGCGATCCGAAGCACCGGAAGCTGTTCGCCGCCATGAAGCGGATCGCACAGCAAGGAGACGAACCGGATATTGTGACGCTTTCCACGACAGAAGATGTGGCTGACTTTGGCGGCCTCTCCTATCTCAACGAGGTATCCGCATTTGCAAACGAAACGAAATTCGACCAATACGAGGCGTTGGTTCTTGACGAATGGAAAGAGCGTGAGAAGCGGCGGATTCTTGTTGTGGCGGCGCAGGAAAATTGGGATATTGACAAGATCACAACCGCGCTGACTCGTTTAAATGAAGGGAGGATCACCGACCATCATGACATCAGCGATTTGTTGCATGAGGTGGCCGAAGCGCCGTGGACGCCGACCGAGCGGAAAATGGGTGCGCCGTCGGGCATTAGCGAACTTGACAAAATGCTGAACGGTTTCAACGATGGCGATTCGATCATTTTGGCAGCGCGACCGTCCATGGGGAAGACCGACTTCATGATCCATTTCGCGAAGAGCGTCGGATGGCACGGGTACTTGCCTATCGTGTTTTCGCTTGAAATGGCGGCCGACAAAATACGCGACCGGCTCATCGGTTCGATTGGCGGATTCAATCGAATGAAATTGCGAAATCCGTATCACGACTTGTCGGAAGAACAGAAGCGCATGTGGATCGAAGTCATTGGGAAGGCATCCGAAACGCGCATGCAAATCTTTGACGGCGCCGGACAGAGCATCGCGGACATTCGTTCGAAAATCAGAAAGGCCATCAATCGATTTCCGGACAGGAAGCCTGTCGTGTTCATCGACTATCTCACATTGATACGGCCGGAACGATATTACGGTGGAAACATGCATTTGCAAGTCACCGAGATTTCCAGAGCGATCAAGGAGACGGCAAAAGAATTCAGTTGCCCGATCATCACACTGGCGCAACTGTCGCGAGATGTAGAGAAGCGAAGCGACAAGCGACCGCTTATGTCGGACATTCGGGAGTCGGGAAGCATCGAGCAAGACGCGGACGTGGTGATCTTTCTATACCGCGACAGCTACTACAATGCTGATGCCGATCCCCGCGTCGCGGAAGTCATTGTAGCAAAGAGCCGGAACGGAGCGGTCGGGACGGTTCGTGTTTCGTATAACCGGAACACGGGGGTGATTCAAGATTTATACCGTCCATGAACTGATGAAAGAAGCCATTCGGGACGAAGCCGTGTCACTCATTTATACACTTCACTACTTTTTGTCCACGAAGCGATTGAGACGCAACAGCACGATGGATGAACTCGAAGCGGCTATGGAAAGCGTGACTGAAGAAGACACACGCGCCATCACACGTCTTGTTGAGGAAAACCCTTTGAAGGTGTGCGAAATTCGCGTGTTTTCATTGAAAGTTGGGAAGGGGCGATTCGCCTTTGTGTTCGCCGTAAATGAAGAAGAAGCAAAGTCGTTTGTTCGGCACAAATACGGCATAGAACCGAAAAACTGTTTTCAATATCCGATCGATTTCCCTATGTCGATTGGCAATCGCTTCACGACTTTTCGAGAGATGGCAAGGGCGAAGAATTCGTTTCCGTCGCTGGCCGGATTTTATCAAAAGGAGGTGAGGGAGTGAGTTTCAAGGAATGGCGTGCCGTTCCCAAGAAAGTGCCGGAGAAGCGAAGAAAACGGAAAGCACCTTCTCCAAAAACGAGAGGAAGCATCAGCAAAACCGAGTACAACCGCATGATCGAAATATTTGGCTGTCGTTGCGTGATGTGCGGCGATCCGCGCATCGAGGCGCACCATGTCCGTTTCCGCTCCCAAGGCGGAAGGGGGAAGTGGAGAAACCTTGCTCCCTTGTGCCACCGCTGCCATCGGGCTGTCCATCAGAAAGGGAATAGGGAGACATCCGAACAAGAGAAAACCGCCTCTAGGAGAGCGAGAGAAGCGTTTATGAAGCCGCCAGAGAAACAGGGATGGTTTCACGATCCTTTTGCTGATAACGGGGAGCCGATCGAAATGAACGATGACGATTTGCCGTTTTGACGAAAGGGATGGTAGAGGGTGAAGGAAACGGATAAAAAGTGGCTCGATGGTGAAACATCGATAAAACCGGGAGATTGGGTGTATTGTGTCAGCGTAAATAGTACGTACTGTGGATGGTTGGGCTATGTCGAATGGGTTAGGCCGCCCGTGGGAATGGTTCAGTTTACTCTTAACCACGACGAAAAGCCCGTTCGGAAAAGAAAACAAATGTTGCTCCGGCAATTGAGGGAGAACATCGACGACATGGTGAACATCGCATTGGACACGAGCGATCAAGAATGGTTCGAACAACTGATAACAATGAGAAACGAGAAAGAAAGGGAGGAACAAAAATGGAGAAAGTGAATAAGCGAATGCGGCCAGTCGATTTGTTCGAATTGGAACTTATCGCTCCTGTGGAAAGCCGATTTGATATTGATTGATGGAGGGAACGAAAATGGGTTCACTCTACCGCTATTTTCAAAAATCAGAAGTCGAAAGGGAGATGAAGAGGTACAACGCGATCCAGCAGTTGCGGCAAATGGGGATCAATGAATTTAAAGGGCAGCGAATAGACGAATTCGATTACGAGGAACTGAAATGGGTTTTGGCAGTTGAGCGAGCGAAGCGGGATGAATAATCGAGGGGGAAAAGAAGCATGGAACTACGTGAACTTTTTGAGGTACAAGGAGAATTGGATGCGCATATTGAGAAGATTCACCCACGCAAAGAAGGCGAAAAACGGTTGGAAGAAAAGATTTTGGCGTTGCAAACGGAACTGGGGGAGATCGCGAACGAATGGCGGCAATTCAAGTTTTGGTCGAATGATCGAGAACCAAGAACAGAACGGCTTCTTGAGGAATATGTTGACGGTTTTCATTTCGTCCTGTCTATTGGTCTTGAGGAATCGAAACGATATGGTCAGTCGGTTCCAATTCGACTTGGTTTGCCGGATGAACTGACGTCAATTTGCTATGAAACGACGATTCAGCAATTTAATTACCTGTTCTCTGAAATCGGACGACTGTACGACAGCGTAACGCTTCACGAAGTTGCGGCGGATACAGAAGTGGAAGAAGCCTATGAAAATATCATCCGCATGTTCATAGGACTCGGCGAAAAACTAGGGTTTACGGAAAAGGAAATTGCCGAAGCGTACATGAGGAAAAACATGATTAATCACGAGAGACAGAAAAACGGATATTGAGGTGTAGTCATGCGATTTGAAAGATTCGTCGGCATTGATCCATCATTACGGACGGGTTTTGTAGCGTTATCTCCGTTTGGGGAAGTGATTGAGGCGAAAGAGATTGAGAAAGAGGGAGACGACCCGGCGAGGATGAGCAAACTGATCCAAGTCGTAGTCGATTCGGTGCATGATACGGATTTTGTCGCGATCGAAGGGTTTGGATACGCGAGTCAGCGCGGATTCCTTTTAGGCGGCATTGGATGGGGGATGCGAATGGAGCTGTACAGACGGGGCATTCCATATATCGACGTCGCCCCGTCTCTTTTGAAAAAGTTTGCCGGAGCGAAAGGAAATGCAAATAAAGAGAAGGTTGTGCTTGAGGTGTATAAACGATGGGGATTTGAAAGCGACTCGAATAACGTTATAGATGCGTTCGTATTGGCGCAAATCGCGAGGGCAGCCAAAACCGAAACGAAGCTCATTCAAGCACAGAAGGAAGTATTGAACAAACTTTTTAAATAGGGGGGATGAAATTGCCAAAACAAGCAGACGTGCGCCCCGACTATTACAAGGTAGGGGGCATCGAGCCTATCGAGTATATGAAGGCGAAAATGACGTCGGAACAGTTCGAAGGGTTTTGTTTAGGGAACGTATACAAATACACCGGACGTTACCTTTACAAAGGCGGATTGACAGACTTGCGAAAGGCAAGATATTACCTTGACCGGTTAATCGAACTAAAGGAGGAGCGAGATGAACGAAGCGACGGATAAGGAGTTCGAAGAATATACGCGGTTGCATAGCCGTTACATCCAGCAGATCAGGTTTTACGAAGAACGCATGGATGAACTGACGCCCTATGAATTATCGCGCATGGAATATCTCTATACAAAACTTGAGCAAGTGGCGTGGCAAATCGCGGGATGGTACAAGAAACGTGCGAAATACCATGAGGGGATGGCGGAGATCGCGCAAGGACAACACTATCGCAAGGAGCGCGAAAAGTCATCAGCGACTGACGCCCAGCATTACAGTCGGATCGCGAAGGGAACACAGTTGAAAATCGCCGGACAGTATGAAGGGGATTTCATCACATGGCGCGGGATCGCCGGAACGTACGCGCGAACCGCGACCGCTGCCCAAACTTATCATCAAGAGAAAACCGGATTCGATTTTTGACTATCGCTATGAAGATTTTGAGTTTGTCGGATATGATCCGCATCCGGCGATTAAAGCCCCGATTTCTGTATAAAAGGAGGGCATCTCATGAACGCTGTAAAAATTGAGAAAGGCGTAGCTCAATATATCGAACATAATCTTTATTACTACTTCGAATATGTGCGCGACATTCAGCGTTTAAAGAAAGATATTCTGTTCGGTCGGGCGAATTACGACGAGAATGTCGGGGGAGGGCGCGGCAATCTCCCCTCACGGCCAACCGAGCGACGGACAATTGAACTGATTACCCATAGGCGCTTGGAGCGTTTGGAGCAGATCGTTCATGCGATTCAAACAGTATACAGGTCGCTTTCACCGGAGAAACAAAAAGCGGTACAGTTGAAGTATTGGTCGGGAAAATCGTATACGTGGGAGCAGGTTGCTAGGGAGATCGGGGTGAGTGTGCGGCAATTGTACAGATGGAGAGATCAAATCATTTATGACATCGCAAAATTATTGGGGGAGGTAAATTCGAATTCCTAAAAATTCCAATATGATTAATACTCTTCTACCACGCATGTACTTGAGTAGAGAAGACTATCAAGAAGAATCCGACTATCCCTTTTCCGAAAAGAAGCTGTCGCAGATTGTGCGATGGCTTCTTTAATTTTATTATGATGGTTATCGATGTATTTGTTGATGTATGTGGTATAACAGATACTTTTTGAATCATTATATATTTACCTTTATTGAAACCATAATATCTGGTATTATTGTGTCAAATAGAATTTTGAAAAAAGTGTTATTTGCTCGAGATAAGGGTGAAAAACTGTGAGTGAAAATCAGATAACATTAGAAACTATATTCCAAAATATAAAAGATACTAAAAGGTTGCCTATCATATTTGTTGGTTCTGGTATAACGAAGAGATACACAGATAAAAAGTATTCGTGGGAGGAGCTTTTAAAGAGATGTATCGAAGAATACGATGACAATCCAACAAATAAATATAAGTGGTACCGACAAAAAATAAAAAATGAATATGGTATTGAAGAAAATGATTCCTATCAGATGTATAAGTATTTAGGGACATTAATTGAAAATGATTTTAATTTAAGCTATTATGAAGGAAAAATTAGAGGTCTATCTGTACCGGAAGAAGAGGAAAATCCGTTAAAATATTTCATAAAAGAGTTATTACAAACATATAAAATCGATGAAAAAATGTGTCAAGAAATAGAAGAACTAAAAAAGCTTAAAGATAAAATGGTTACAGTTATTACTACGAACTATGACACGTTTTTAGAGGATCATATTTTTGTTAATCATAAAAGACTGATAAAACAAAAAATGTTTGTTGATTCTGAATTAGGTACATTATTCAAGATACATGGTTGTGTATCTGAACCATCGTCTATCGTGTTAACTCATAAAGATTACGAGAATTTTAATAAAAAAAGCAAGGTTTTGTCGGCAAAAGTTATAAGTTTATTTGCAGAAAATCCTGTGATATTTATGGGATATTCAATCACCGATGAAAATATCCGAAACTTTCTTAAAGATATATACACTTGTTTGGAAAATGAAGAAGAATATAGAGCATTTGAAAATAGATTGATTATAATAGAATATGAAAAAGGAATACAAAATCCTATCGTGGGAAGCCACTCCATTTACTTTGATGGGGTGCAGATTAAGTTAACAAAAATAACTTTGGAAGATTTCACATTATTATACAAAGAAATGGGGAAATTGGAGGACATAGTCGAGTTAAAAGAGATACAAAGATTAAGAAATTTGGTTTATCAAATTGTTTATGATTATAATGGGGAAGCAAAAAAAGTTATTAATTTATTGGATGATGAAGAATATGATGGAAATGAAGTTGTGGTGGCTATAGGGAAAGAGTCAGATTTATTAGATTATATGGGGATAACTGGTATATCATCAAAAGATATTTTTGATGATATAGTTTTCGATTTATTGGATAGCAAACTGCGAAATAGATACAATCTTTTAGTCGAGAAGCAACTGCCACAACTGTTGCGAGGGAATATGGTATTGCCGGTTCATAAATATTTAAAGAAAACGAAAAATGAGGATATAATCATTGATGATAAAGTAAGAAAGATGGCAGAATATTCCCCGGAGGATTTATTAAATAAAAATATTAGGAAGGATAAGGAATCGTATCTGGAAAGTGGATTTTCTTCTCTAGAAGAGATCTTTAATTCAGATTTACCTAACACAAAAAAATTAAATTATTTAGTTTTAAGAGCTGCGTTACATGCTGATGATAAAGAGTTGAAAAGCTTTTTGAGAACATACTATAGAGAATTTGAAAACCATATCCATGGTCCGACAATACTTAGAAAAATGGTTTGTATTCTTGACATAAAAGCATACAAAAACGGCGCCTAAAAAGGGTGGTGTCAGTCCGACTGACACTCCTTATTAAGCGCCTATGTACATCATTATATTATAGTTTCTGCAAATTGATGTCAATAAAATCTTTCTAGACCACTGAAGAAAACGACCAGAAGAATCGTATGAATGATTTGGCTGGGGGTTACAGTTATAGAAGTCAGAGATGATGTGGGAAAATCCTTCAATGAACCAACTAAATACAGAGAACGATAAAACGTCAAAAACATGTCAGTTTTGGCACGTTTTTTTGTGATAAAATGATATTGAACAAATGAATACCCTCTACCATGTATGCGCGTGAGTGGAGCAGACTAACCGAGAAGAGCCCAACGAATTCCTTCCCCGCAAAGAGGCTGTCGCTGATTGAGCGACGGCTTCTTTATTTTAGTGACGAGTACGAATGTCGGAATTTGACGAAAAAGTGATGTAGGGATATGCCTCCTTTTGCCGAAGTGAGTAGGCGGAAGGGGTGTTTGAACAGCGCTGTGGGATAAAGAAGATTTAAGCAATTATAATCACGCTGAATCTCCATGGTATATTGTTTCGCCTAATGGCAAAGTGGATATTGGATTTAAACAAGGCGAAGGAGACACAAAAATTGGACTGCAACCATGGGGAATGTATAAATTGGTTTATGAATGGCTTAAAAGTAACCACGGTTTGAGTAAAGAACAAAAAGAACAGTTGATAAATTTATTGAAGTGAGAATCCAAGGGAGTGTTTAGGTATGACAAAAGAATGCGGTAACATAACAGAAGTTGCCCAAAGATCATTAATGATGTTGTTTGAAAGATGGGCAAAGATAGAAGCTATTTCTTCTCTTCTTATTGAAAAAGGCATAATAACTGAAGACGAATTGTTAGAGAAAGGGAACAAAATTCAAGAAAAATACCATGAAAAATTAAAAGAATATATTTTAACCGGAAAAGAATTTTGGTGATAAGCACCTTTTAATGAGGCGCTTTTTTATTGGAGGTAGGTGCATATGTAATGGCTAGGCCAAGTAAAGCAGACGAATGGTTGACAGAGGAAAACTTATTAGTTATTGAAGGTTGGGCAAGAGACGGTCTGACAGATGAACAAATATCCCAAAATATGGGAATAAGTACATCGACTTTGTATGAATGGAAGAAGAAGTACCCGAAGTTTTCGGAGGCCCTAAAAAGAGGTAAAGAAGTCGTTGACCGTCAAGTGGAAAACGCCTTGCTGAAAAGAGCGTTAGGCTATGAATACGATGAAATCACATACGAGAATGGAAAAGAAGTCAAAAGGGTACGGAAACAAGTACAACCGGATACTACCGCTCAAATCTTTTGGTTAAAGAACCGCAAGCCGCTTGAATGGAGAGATAAGCCAGAGAATGACCAATTGAAGCGGATTGTGGAGCTATTATCGAGACTCAATTTAAGCCAGGAGGAAATCAACGAGCTGCTTAAGGAGATGAGCAATAATGAATGAGTTGTTACGCGCCTATCGTGCAGGAGGAAAGCTGGAGCGTAAACTCATTCAGATGATGCTCAAAAAACAGCAGCAAAAAAGCAATACGCTCGACGTCAACAATGCTTACGAATGGATTGTCAAAAACAAATTCGTCAACGAGAACGGTAACCCAATGGAATTTGAGGACCGTTCTTTTTTAATTGACCCGCTGTGTGATGAAGCGCCAATCCTAGCGGTCATTAAATGCTCGCAGATTGGCTTCTCGACGATCTCGATATTCAAAAGCATGTTCCACAACATCAAATACGGCCACAACATCATTTACACACTGCCGACCGATTCAGACGCGAATGAATTTGCTAAAGCGAAAACAAACCTGATTATCGCGAATAATCCGTCGATCAAAGCTAATATGATCGATGATTCGCTCCATACAAAGTCATTCCGCACATTAGACGGCAAGAACGTCGGTTTTTGGTTTATGAAAGGTACTTATGGCCAATCGGCAGCGATCATGCAAACGGCGGATATTTTGATTAAAGACGAATTTGACCGCTCGAATCAATCGGTGCTGAACCAATATAAATCACGTATCAAAGCGTCGAGTTACAAACGTGAATGGGAGTTCTCCAACCCATCTTTCCCGCTGTTTGGTGTCGATGCGACATGGGAAATGAGTGACCAAAAGCATTTCTTCTACAAATGTCCGAAATGTGGTCATTGGTCGTATATCACATACGAGCAAGAATCCTTCGATAGAGGGAACACGCATCACGTTTGCAAGGAGCGGAAAGAGTACGTGTGCGGCGCTTGCAACGAGATATTAGACCGGAGAGCCGCTAAAAAGCAATGGGTGAAGAAATGGAACGATGAAACGGACATTAGCGGCTATTGGATTAGTCAGATGATGGCTCCGTGGATTAGTGCCGCTGAACTCATTCGAGATGAAAAGCTGATGCTGCCGGATGTATTCGCTAACTTCAACTTAGGGCGGCCTTACTCAAGCAATAGCGCAAGCCTAGACCCGTCAAACATCATCAAAAACATTCAATACGATGAAAACGGATATGTGAAGCGAAATCCTGGCAAAGTGCGAGTAATGGGCATTGACCAAGGCGGCACGATTGACAATCCGAAATTCTATTGCGTCAAGGGAACAGAGGAAGGGATTGACGACATTATCCTTCTTCATGGCGAAGAACAGCTTCACAACTACATTAAGATGAACAACGTCAATATCATCACGATCGACAATGCGCCGTATCCAGAGATTGCGATTCGCTTGCAAAATGCGTTTATCGGGCGTGTGTACCGCTGTGTGTTCGATTATAAGGACGAAAGGAAAAATGTCTATGAGGTTGACTACAAAACACGCATTATCAACGTTCACCGGACGCGAATCTTTGACAGGGTTGTCGATGGATACATTACCGGTGAGCGTAAAGTATACGTGGATGGATTACACCCTAGTCTATCCGACATGGCAAATGGTGCCGAATCCCTTTGCAAACATTGGACAGCGCAACGCAAAGTAGGTGGTAACGGTGAACGACCAGAAGACAGAGAGAAAAACAAACACATCAAGTTAGACAAACAAGGGAACGTTCGACCTATATGGGTGAATGAAGGGCCAGACCATTTCAGCCTTGCCGATGTGTATTGTATGGTTTCACAACTCATTGCCAAGCGGCAGATGGAGGGAATAAAGGTAGGTGAGTAGCATGGATGAAAAGAAAGTTCGCGAACGATTTACACAAGATTTAGAAACCGCTCGTAAATTTATGGAGCCGCTTCATCAAAAGATGGATAAATACTACGAGATGTACCGCAACCGATGGGGCGACGAAGATGTCAATTTCCGCATTTCTGACCTGTACGAATACGTCGAAACGGTTGTGCCGATCTTAACCAACAACCGAACGAGAGCGAGCGTGAAAGCGGAATATCCTGATTATGTGAAGCACGCAGAGGGAATGACCTACATTCTCGATTATGTATTTGACACGAATAACTGGGATTACAAAGCGCAGCGGATTGCGAGAATGGCGGAGATTTACCGAAGCGCTTTAGTCTATACCGGATATGACCCAGACGCGAACAACGGTACAGGAAAGCTGACGATTGTAGAAATCAATCCACGCTGGTGTTACTTGGACCCAGCCGTAACCGAGCTAGAAGATAGCTCATTTTTTATTTACGCGGAACCAATGCGCGTGAGTAAGGTTAAGCAAATGTATCCCGAAAAGGCGAAAGAGATCGGGAAAAACAAAGATGACACGTTCATCACAAGAGAAAACAAAGCGGGGCAGTGGTTTAAACAATGGTTTAAGCAGATTGCTGCCGCTTTTTCTTTTGGAAATGGCACAATGACTCGATACGGCGAAATGCTGACGCCGGAGCTAGACGAGCAAGAAAAGCGGAAAAACGCGGTGGCGTTCATTCACTATTGGTATCGGGATGACGACGACAAATGGCGTGTCGCTTACTTTGCGGATGATGTGTTTCTAGAGGATATGCCGAATCCATTTTGGCATGAGCGGCTGCCATTTGATATTTACAACCCAACGGAAGATATTCTTTCCGCTATGGGTATTCCGATGGCCGAACACATTGAACGGCTGAATTGGGAGAAAAACGTCTTGCTCGATACCATTACCAAACATGCGAAAAAGATCGTCAACCCACCGCGTATGTATAACATCTCGTATCTAGGCAACGTCAGCCCTAGTCAGTTGAAAGGAGAAGAAGACGGTCTCATCGGCGTGCCTAACCCAGACTTTGCGCCGCTCAACTCGTTAGTCGCTGATTTGCTCCCTGCACCTATGCCAGCGTTTGTCGATGAGTTGCCGGACAGATACGCCGCTATTGCCGACAAAATCACAGGGGTGAACGATTCGTTCAGAGGTCTATCTGAAGCAACGAGCGGGAAAGAGGTTCAACTCAAGCAGGAAGCGGCATATACACGCATTAAAACAAAAGTCGATAACTTTGAGAAATTCGTTAAAAGCATGGCCGAAAAGATTATCGTCAACGCCATGCAATTCTTAAACACAACAACTACTTTCCGTGTGAAAGGCGATTGGCGCCGCTTTAAAGACATGATCGACGGAGACAATACGCCGTTCCAAGTCGAACCGATACCGATTGGAACGAATGAACAAGGCGAGCCTGAATATGACAAACGCGAATTCTTCTTATACGCCAACCCGAACGAATGGACACGGTTAGACGGCGAACCGGACGGAGAAGGCAAAGAACAGGCGCAGAAAGCCTATCGTATTTTGCAGTTTACGGTTGAGATTGAAGCAGGTTCCTCGCTTCCTACAAGCCGCATGGCAAGACGGGAAGAAGCGTTAGAGCTTTTCGATAGAGGAGCGATTGACCAACAGGCATTACTCGAAGCGTTTGACTATCCGAATTACGAAGAAATCCTCAAACGGATGCAAGAAGCGGCCGCTGCTCAACAACAAGCGCAAGCGGAAGCGGAACAAGCGAAACAAGAGCAACAAATGCAATTAGAACAAATGAAAATGGAGCAACAATTAGCGATGAAACAAATGGAACATGAATCGAAAATGCAACAGGCACAAGTGAAGCAATCCGCAAACCAAGCGGAACAACCGCAAGCCGAACAGCCGCAACAAGCGGCGCAACCGGAACAACCGCAGGAACAAGCGGCTCCGGACTTGGCAAGCGCGATTGACCGATTAAAAGAGATTGTGCCAGAGTTACAAAACATGAGTGATGATGAGATTGTGCAGCTATTAGCGAATATGAATCCAGCGGGCTAGGCGTGAGACTCGTCTAGCCCTTTCTCATGTGAAAACATCGAACAACCCGATAAGGGATTCGATAGGAGGTTTATTTATGCCAACATTTTTAAGACTTGATCTGCAATTCTTTGCGGAAGAAACACCAGCGGCTCCCGAAAGCGATAATTCATGGGAGTCATTTTTAAGTGAGCAACTTTCGAACGCGGAAGTCGTTGACGAGCAACCGGAAACGGACTCCGAGACAGAAGCGGAAGGAAGTGCTGAAACCACTACTGATGAAGTAGAAGAAACCGCAGAACAAGCGGAAGAAGAACAGCAAGAAGAAACCGAACAGGAGCAGGAAGAAGAACAGGAAGAAGAAAAGCCGGCTATTGATGATGACACGTTGATCGACATGGGCGAAGGCCGTCAGCCGCTTACATTGAAAGAGCTGAAAAACGGTTATCTTCGCCAATCCGACTACACGAAGAAAACTCAAAAATTAGCAGAAGAACGCAAGGCATTTGAAGCCGAGAAACAGCAATATGAGCCGGTGAAGCAATGGCTCGATTTTATCCAAGCGAATCCGTATTTGTTCCAGCAAATCAATCAAGCCATTGAACAATGGCAAAACACAGGTGTATTGCCGCTGGATGAAGTGATTAACACCGAAGCGGGCCCGTACATTAATCATCTCATGCGTGAAAACGCACGATTGCAGCAAGAACTCGACCAACTCAAAGGCGAGTATCAAAGCACGAAATTTAATTCCGAATTTAGCGCGCTAATAAACGAATTACGCGGGGAGTATGGGGACCTAATTACTCCGGAGTATGAAGAAGAACTCCGCCAACAAGCGGAGGAATACGGCTATCCTGCGGACGTGATGAAAAAGATCGCGAAAGCGGATTTAGCCGAGAAGAAGTTGGCACAAGTCCAGAAAGAAAGCAAAAAAGCGGAAGCCAAAGCCAAACAAAAATTACGAGAACAAAAACTGCCGCCGCAACCGAAGCAAGTCGCTCAAAAGCCAGCGCCGCAAGAAATTGATTTGAATGCAAGCTGGGAGGACTTGGCGAAGTTGCTGGCGCAGAAATAAGGAGGAATAACAAATGGCATTAAACTTTGATAAATTCCTAGCGTCTTGGTTACCACTTATTCCAAAGAAAATGTATGACAACATCAGCAAATCATCTCCAACGATGTATATGCTGATGAGAAAGAAGAAAACGTGGGATGAAGGTGGCGACATCATTCGGCCACACATCAAATACAAACACACTTCTACTCGTGGTTCTTACAGCAAGTACGATAAGCTAAACATCAACCCAGATGATACAAGAACGGCTGCTGAATTCCGTATGAAACAATTGTATGCGACGATTCGTTTCAACGGATATGAAGAAGCCGCTGACAAAGGCGATTTAGCCGTACACAAACTCGTTGCCGCTGCGTTAGATGATGCAGAAGCGTCGCTCAAAGACTTGTTCGCTCAACAAATTTTCGGTGACGGTACAGGAAACAGCGGCAAAGACTTAACCGGTTTAAAAGCATATGTTGACGATGGAACAGCGGTTGCCGTGTACGGCGGCATTGACCGCGCTACCAACCCGTGGTGGAAAGCAAACGTCAAAAAGTCCGCAAACAACAAAGTATTGGATATTAAACAAATGCGCGAAGTGTTCGCGAAATGTTCTCGTGGTGGCATGGAAAACAAACCAGACTTCATCGTTACAGACTTGAACACATGGCTGCAATATGCAGAGTTAGTCGATGGCAAAACAACGATTCAGCAGCCGCTTGGCAAAGTCGCAGAGGAATTCGCGAACTTGGGCTTTGCTCAATTGTCGTTCATGGGTATTCCGGTCGTGTATGACGAATATTGCCCGGCTTATACGATGTATTTCATCAACTCCAACACATTCCAGCTTTACGGAAAGCCGGGTCGTATGTTCACCACATCTGAAATCGTCAAAATTCCGGACGAAGATTCGAAAGTCGGTCAAATCTTCTTTGCTGGCGAATTCGTTGGAACAGAGCCGCGTGCAAACGGCCGCCTAGACTTGACAGTTTCATAATTAAATCCTTGAACAACCTTTCGAGGACTCAAGGCACTTCATCTTAGAAATAAGGTGGAGTGCCTTTATTTTTGTTTAGGAGGGATTTTATGAAGCCTACTACACTGGTGAGACTCGTCAATAAAGGAAAGAAAGACTTTGTGAGCATGTGGGATAGCAAAGAGTTTGTTATTCCAAAAGGAAAATACAAAGACGTGGTATATGGATTAGCGGAACATTTCATGCAGCAATCATCTGACCTTGTGGTGGAGGAAATCCCTGTTGAACCTGTGAAGCCGCGCAAAGTGGTCAATCCGCTTGAAGAAAAGAATCGCGGAGCGGCATTTGCGGAATTGGAGTGATGTAAATGGGTGTTTCAACGGTCCAGCAACTCATTAACCGAGCCAAAAACATGAATGGCTATAACAACAGCGGCATTGCGACGGATGCGGTGTGGGTGGATTTCTTTAACGCCGCATTGGTCGAAATGACCGATGATTTGAACATTGAGGAAACGTTCACGATCAACTTTACGCCTGGAACAAGGGAATATGATTTGCCTTCCGATTTTTACGCATTAAGCGTCATCTTTGACCAAAACGGTTCGGCTGTACCGATAAGAAGAAATTACAATCAGCGGTATCCGAATGGATATTTGGTTCTCGAAAAAGGGGATAGACGTGTCATTGACCTGTATGAATACAACCAACCAATGACCTTCACGCTACTTTATCGCCGTTATCCAAAAATGCTAACGTATTCCGATATAGCGACACAAAAGCCGGAAGTACCGACAGCGGGAGAGATTGCTCTTTGTTACAAGGCGATCTATTTTGCTTGCCTAAACAACAACCAAATCGGGCAAGCGGAATTTTTTGATTCCCTTTTCCAAAAGGAGCGCGTGAACATTAAAACAGCCGCTAGTCGCGCAAGGGGTGTGTAAGTATGGGTCGTTTTGATAAAAACGGAAGCGACACGGTTGTGATGGAAATTCCATCTTTTTTAGGATTGAACACCGCTCAATCCTTTTCAGAGATTGACCCGAAAGAATCGCGTGACATGCTCAATGCCTTGCCTAAATCTATCGGGGGATTGGCAAAACGACCGGGTACGATTCCTCTTACGGATACGCCTATCGGTCCGATTAAAACCCTCTGTAACTTGCGGAAAAACGGTGTGAATACCATTCTAGCGGCAAGTGGAAACACGCTATATAAGTACCAAAATGGAGTGTTTACCGCAGTCACAATGCAAGTGCCGCTGAATAGTGCGGATATTGATTACGCGCAGTTTAAAGATGCGAATGGGCAGGAAGTGTTGGTCATTGCTGATGGTGGTAAATTAAAGGCGTTTGATGGAACAAAGGTCTATGAAATCGTTCCAGCGCCTAACGAATCAGGATACCCTGCGAATGACCTAGCGAACATCAACAACAAAGGGCTGAAAGGATGTGTTGTTCATAACACGCGTGTGGTCATATGGGATGGTTCGGATACTATTTGGCACAGTAAAATCGGCTATTATGACTATTTCGGTCAAACGGATTATCAGCGCTTCGTACGTGAAAACGACTATGTGCAAACGTGTGTCACCTTTGCGGGGGCGCTTCTTGTGTTTATGCGCCGGCATATCGGTGTTCTATTCGGTCACGATGTTGAAGATTGGTCACAAGGTTTTTTAGATACACAAAACGGATGTATCAATCCAAAAACCGTCCAAACGGTCACCCATCCCGACGGAAGACAGGAAGTGTTTTACCTATCGGATAACGGCGTTCATGCGGTCTATACGATTGACACGATTGAAATGGATGTATCCAATCGCTATTCGACGAGAAGCGTGACCGAGGGATTGATTGATTGGAAAGCATTAGGCGTAACGAAAGATGAATGGAAACGGGCTACCGCTTATTTTTATGACGGTCGGTATTGGCTTATTTATCCGAAAGGAAGCGAATGGCGCGGATTAGTGTATGACACCCGCTTGCAAGCGTGGTTCCCGATTAACAACGTGAAAGCGAACTCTTTTTATCATGATGAGGATTACTTTTATTTTGCCGGAGATGACGGCCATCTGAAAGTATTCGATGACACGCTTTACAGCGATTGGAACGATAAAAACAAAACAAGTGGCACACCGATCAACTTTTATTGGTACTCGAAACTCTTAACGCCGAAACTCACGGGATACGACCATTTTTGGGATGTACTGATGATTGAAGCGAAACAATTCCCGCAAAAATCCGCGCTAGACGTAGAAGTGAACACTTATCTAGGCAGATTCACACAAGAAAAAGCAGTCAAAACCGCTTCGCTTGTGTGGGGTGTGACCGAATGGGGAGAAGCGCAGTGGCAAAACCCATTCTTGACGGAAGCGGTGAACAATGCGAAACGGCTGCCGACGTTCTTAAAAGGGCAATATGCACAAATTAAATTGAGCAATAACCGTGACGAGCCGGTGGAGATATACAGCCTGAAATATGAAGTCAGACTGATGGAATAGGGGTGAGAGAATGGCAAAAACGGATCGAGGGGTTTTAGTCAGTAACAACCAAGAATTCGGCATGATTGCGGATCCGAACAAATTAGAAGCGAGCATTACCCATGCGTATGATATCATCGACCAAAACGACGATGAATTGATTGCACATAAGTCAAGCGGAGACCATGACGGAAGATATTATACCAAGACACAGCTTGATAACGGGCAACTTGATAACCGCTACTATACAGAAACAGAGTTAAACAACGGGGCATTAGATGGGCGTTATTATACGGAATCGGAAGTGGACACAAAAACTACGAACTTACAAAATCAAATCAATACGCACAAAACAAGCGCCGACCATGACACAAGATACTACACTAAAACGCAACTTGACGGCGGGCAGTTAGACAATCGCTATTATACGGAAACAGAGATTGATACAAAGGTCAATAATTTGCAGTCACAAATTACAACAAACACCAATGATATTAACACTCACAAAACAAGCGGTGACCATGATACAAGATATTACACAAAAACACAGTTAGACAACGGACAGTTAGACAATCGTTATTATACCAAAGCGGAATTAAGCGGTAGCGGTGGGGCTAGTAATTTAGGTATCACACCAATCGTCGGATTAACAGCGAGCAACACACAACAAGCGTTAGAAGGGTTAAACAACAAAATCAACCAAACGGCATTAGGTCAGATTCCAGATGGTTCTATTACACCACAAAAACTTTCTTTTTCCCCGATGATGTCAAGCGAAAAAGGCGCGCCAAACGGTGTTGCAACGCTTGACGGAAGCGGAAAAGCGCTAGTATCTCAATTGCCGAGTGCAAGCACAACGCAAGCCGGTATTGTCCAACTCAACGATACGCTGACAAGCACATCGACGACACAAGCCGCAACAGCAAATGCGGTGAAACAAGTGAATGATGCAGTTGTTGCGCATTTGGCTGATACTACGAAACACATCACATCGACAGAACGAACGAATTGGAACACAGCAAAATCCAAATCCGATGATCTTGAAATCTTGTACTGGATGGGGGCGATTTAATTGACGGCGACTCCGAAACGACTTTATAAAGGAACGGCAGGGACAACATCATCAACGGCTTATACAGTACCCGCAAACACAACGACAATCGTAAAAAATATTGTACTAACTAACAAAACAGGAAGTGCGGCAACTATTACAATCACAATAGCAGGAACAGAGGTTTTTTATTCCTATTCCGTTGGGGCGAACGACACTATTTCAACGGATTTATCGTTAGTGATGAGCGCTGGTGAAACCATTACTGTACAAGCGGGAACGGCAAACGCCATTAATGTATATATTAGCGGTGTTGAGGTGGCGTAATATGGGTATCAAATCCGTTGAACAATATCGAGTAGGTTTTATAAACAAAATTAAAGACACAATGGCAACAAATTTAACAAATAAAGGAACGACAGCAAGTAGAACAGAATCATTACAGTCATTAGCGGACAAGATTGCGAATGTTGTAACAGGAAAATATAACGCAGGAGATGTATTAGCAACAAACGTTGTAGAAGGACCTGTTTACAAAAAGGTCTTATATAATGGAGATGTTAAAGGTTGGACTATTGACGATAGCCAAAATATTTATTTTTGGGTTAATAATACAACTGTTATTAAAATGAACACTAGCGGTACGATTTTATGGCAAGTAGATTTAAGCAGTTATTTTAGCAATATACAATGTATTGCCGTTGTAAAAAGTGGTAGTTATGTATTCGTCGGTGGAGCGGAAACAGGAAACCCAGATTACGGTAGAATTATTGCTTTGAATGCGTCAAACGGTAGTGTTGTTAATGGTTTAGTTGATAGGTCATATAATCACGTTGGTTTTATATACGTTTCGGATAATGGTGGGGCTATTGTATATGGCTGGGCTCAACCATACACATATCAATATTCGCCAAATGTAATAATAGCCGACTTGAGCGGTACGACTTTGGGTACAAAATACGGTTTCGGTGCTAACTATTTTCCCAATAACAATAGGGCAATAGTGTTCACTTCAGATAGTACCGTTCTATATATTGCGGCAGGTGTTAAAGTATATCGTTTCTTTAAAAGCGGTGGTTCGTGGAATTATGGAGTTGGAATAAATGTAGGTTACACCTCAAATTATCTTTTTAATCCGGGCAGTCAAACTTGTTTTGTTTTCAACAATACACTTAACGGAAGTGGAGATTTACCGGGATATTCAGTAGACTTTTCAACTTCACAATTTTTTAATATTACAGCATATCTTTCGTCCACTACTTATGCCAATCAATATGTCCATTATTTTCGATATGGAACATATCAATTTTCATTACAAGATTATATAGTGTTAAATACAGGTGGCACATACCATGTTCACAAAGGCTCTGGAACTTATTATCACAGACAACAAGGTAATAGTAATTGGAATTTAGTTCCGTTGGTTGTATATAACCAATCATCAACTTGGGAGTTTAGGTTCCATGGTCAAGGCTATAAAATTTTATCTTAAAACAGTATTTAGGAGGTATGAACGATGTATATTCTCACACGAGAAGGAGATGCACAAGAAAAAGCGTTAGTGTTAGCGGCTTATCATAAGGATACACCTTTACCACCGGGTCACCAGTTTATTGAATTTGAAAATTATGAACAGCCACCAATTCCTGAAACTCGATTCGGAAAAGAGCCAGTTTTATATGCTAATTTAGTGACTAAAGAATTATTTTATGAATACATTGACAGATCGCTAACACAGGATGAGGAATTACAACAATTAAAAGAAAGACAAGCGTTAATGTACCAAGCATTAGATGATTTGCTTTTAGGAGGGAATCAATAATGGTAGCTTATCTCGCTCAACGTATTATCGATGGAGCATACACATACGATTATGTCATCCAGCGTCGTCCCGATTTAAAAGAAGGGATTGACGCTTATTTACGAGAAAAAGGACGAGAAGATTTAATTACACAGTAGGACGATACTGTGCAATAAACGCCGGGGAGGCGTATTTTTTATGCTTTCAGACGGGCACCCGAGTTCGACAATTTTGAGGTCATTTTAGGCAAATGGAAATGACCAAAATGCTGTTATATCAAGGGTTTCGTCATGCGGATCCTAGAAAAAAACGCCGAATTTCATAGGCACACGATTTATTCATTTTTTCTTTTAAAAATAAAGTTTATACGTTATAATATAGGCATGTACATACGACGAGTCACACGAAAAAACAAGGATGGAACAACCGTTGCTTATCTCCAGCTTGCTCACAACGAATGGGATCCGAAGGCCAAATAGGCGAAAGCGAAGGTGATTGATTCGTTTGGGCGCGAAGATGAAGTGGATCGCGCCGTCTTGGAACGTCTGGCCAAAAGCATTTCGCGATTCCTTTCTCCTGACTCATGAATCGTGGCCGGAAGTAAGAGACGAATGCGAACGTCTCATGCTTGGACATTTTTCTACAAAAAACGGCGACCTTGATCAACGAACCGAACTGACGGCCAAACAAGCGCAGCTCTTTGCGGCTCTAGGGCTGGAGCCTCCTCCGAAGATCCTAGGCATCCATCCTCGCGCCTAGATACACGCCCAAAGTGTGCCCAAATGTCTCTCGTCCCTTTTGCATCAAGGGGCGAGAGGCATTTTGTTTGCCTAGTGACTGTCGAACTCGGGGGGCATTTGCTCGCCTTTTTGTAAAGGAGTGATACGATGGCAACGACAACGGTCAAACAGGCGGTCAAGGCCGCAGTAAAGCCAGCACCAACACCAGCCAATAAGGCACCGACAGTGGTAAACACGCCAAAACCCCCAGTGGTTAGCGCGCCAAAACCAGTAACTCCTGTATCGAATGTCAAACCAACGACGGTTAGTACACCAAAACCAGCGCCGATAACATCTAGTACGCCAAAGCCAACAGTAGTGAGTACACCGAAACCGGCAACGCCAAGTGCGCCAACAGCGGCACCAAAACCAATAGTGACACCAAGTGTACCAAAGACACCGACACCGCCTGTAAATCCGTATTCGCAAGAGCAAATTGATAAGATCAACCGTTATTTAAAACGATATAATTCCATGACCAATCCTGATGTGGCGAATCAGAAAACGTATCAACAAATCGTGAACACCTATGGCGCGGATGTGTTAAAAGACGGGAGGATTACACCTGATGAATTAACAGGAAAAGCAGAACGAGAGTATCGGAGAGCGAATCCCTACGCTGATTACACGAAAGAAAAAGAAATGCGATTTTTGCGGCAGATTGATGACATGTTGCTGAACAATCAAGGTGTATCGGATGCACAGTTACAGGAATACAACAGACTTGCGAATAAGTGGAACTATGACCCGACAAAAAGCCGGATTACCGATGAAGTGACAAAGGAAATCCAAGCTCAAATTGAAGCACAAAAGAAAGCGATACAAGATCAATTAGCACTAGAGCAGCAAGCAAATGAATTAGCGATACAGCAAAACAACGCCTATTTAGCTGAACAGTTGCAAAACTTACAACAACAAAAAGCCGTCAACGACCAACAAGCACAAATGCTTGCAAACCGTCGTGGCGGCTTTTATAGTGGCGGTTTAGATTATCAATTAGGACAAAACATCGCTTCCTATAACAAAGCGACGGAAGACCTCCAACGCGAAATCGCCATGAGAAATGCGGATATTTATAACCGCAACGCTTTATTAGCCCAACAAGCGGCGGAACAAATAAAAACGCTCGAACAGCAAGCGCCGGAGTTGATTCAGCAACGGATTCGTGAAGAATTAGACCGCCAACGTAGTATCCAAATGCAAGAAGCGCAACTCACTGGCATGTATAACGGTAAACCAACATTAGAAGCACAAAACATGCAATTCCAACAAAAAATGGCTCAACAACAATTCCAAGCGCAGCGTGACGATGAAATGAGAAGACGGGCTGAATGGGAGTCTGAACAAAAATGGAATCGCTTGATTCAAGCGGCTGGATTAACAGGCGTATTCCAAGGAAAACCGACATTACAAGCATTAGAATTTGAGCTGCAAAAACGGGTACAACTAGGTCAGTTATCCCTTGCACAAGCGGCGCAAATACTTGATGAAGCCAAATTCGAATGGGAAAAAGAATTCAATCAACAACAATTCAATGCAGACCAATATTGGAAACAGAAAAATTACAGTCTTCAACAACAGCAGCTTGACTTACAGAAGCAAGAAATTGCATTGAAGAAGTTGCCTCAACCGACAGACTTGAAGAAATACACGGACCAACTCAATAAAATCTACCTCAAGAAAGACTACAACGGTCAATACAAAGTAACGAATCCGCAAGCCTTATTTGACGCGATCGTTGGATTAGGTTTGAGTGATGCGGACACCGATAAGCTCATCAACATGTACGGCTTGCAAAAATACAAAGAGCAGTTGATGAAAAATTTTCATACGAAGTAGGAAAGGGGGGATACAACAACTTCTGGAAAACATGGAGTGATGCCGCAAAAGCTCCGGGATTTAAACAATTCAATTCTATCCTAATGACAGCAATCAAAAAAGCTGGTGTTCCAGAAGAATGGGCGCCATACATCATGGAACTAGTTGGCCGTGAATCGTCTTGGAATCCGAACGCCGACAACCCGAAATCGAGCGCATATGGATATGGACAATTCCTTGACTCAACGCGGAGAGAGTACGAAAAGAAATACGGCATTAAATACGACACACCGTTGAATCAATTAATTCTAACCATCCATTACGTAAAAGACCGATACGGTGACCCGGTTAAAGCGTTGCAATTCTGGGACGAACACCAATGGTATTAAGGTGGGTGAAACCATGAGTTTTTATGATGAGTACCGTAAACAAAAAGGGTTAATCAATCCAAGCAAAGAAGCGGCTTCTTCTTTTTATGACCAAGTACGAAAAGCACGCGCGAATATGACCACCGACGAATTTTATTCGCTTATCACACCGACCGAAACCAAAAGCACTTCCAAGAAAGGGAGTGCTTCTTCTTCATCCAAGAAAAAGAAAAATTCAGGACCGAGTTTCCTTGACAACATCGGTCAAACGCTGAAAACCGCGTATCAAGCATTAAACCCTTTCGATGATGTGTCTTTCAATCAAGCAATGGACAATTTGCTTCATATGAAAGTAAGTAAAGGAACGGAAGAAATCAACCGCTTTGGCCAACGTGTTTTTGATTCCGCATTGTTAGGCGCACCGGGAGAGATTCAAAAGAAAGTGACCGGAAAAGACGCATGGTATCGAAGCCAGCGAGAAGGACTGGCAAACAATATTCTCGACTATACTTCAACCGGCTTGGGTTATTTGCTCCCTGGTATCGGATCCGCCAAAGGGTTGAAAGCCATCGGTTTAGGCGCAAAAGAAGGAGTGACAGGACTTTCAAAAATCGGTCAATTAGCGAAAGAAGGAGCGCTTACAGGATTAGGATTATCCGCAGCGGAAGTCGGCGTGCGTGAAGCGATCAATCCGCAAGATTACAGCACAAAAGATAATCTCAAATACATCGGTTTAGGTACGGCAGCAGGCGCAATTGGGGACCCATTGGTGTACGGAGCCGGGAAAGTGCTTGGAAAAGGGCTTGAAAAGGTATTTGGTAACAAAAAGCTGTTTAATGACATCCCAATCAATGAAATCAACCCTCAAGGAGAAACGACAAGAGAAATCACGGCTTTCACATCACCTAGCCGATATACACCGAAAACAACGATATATGATAATTTAATCGATCAATTACCTGTAAAGAGAGCAGTCGGAGAAACGCCTATATCCAAAACAGCAGACGTAGAAACGGTTCCGATGATGAAAACAGGTACGAACCATCTGTCTATGACGGAAACGAGTACCGATCATCTACCTTTCAACGTCATGGCGAAACCGCCACAATTGCAAGTGGATATACCGAATGGCGTAAAATCTATGAAAAACGAGCCTATTCAGGTGAATATGCCAGATGGCGTAAAAGCCATGAAAAGTGAGGTCATCCCATTCCGAGAACCAAAAGGCGATAAACAGTTCAAGGATATGTCCAACGAATCCATCTTTAACCGTGCGGTCAACTACATCAAACAAAAAACAGGAAGCCCGAATGCTTATTATCAACCGATTACACGTAGGCAACTTCTTGAAAACATTCAGAAGCGATTCAATATCCCTATCCGTTCCGGCCGTTTAGGACAGGTGTCTGAAGATGTGCAAGGGTATTACAAAGTAGACCCGGAAGTGGTGAGAACACGCCGTTATGGGGATATTCAAGTCATTGCACATGAGATCGGACACCATTTAGATAAGAAATTCAAACTCACCGACCCGCAATTTGACCATGAGTTATTGAAACTAGGCCAAGCGACTTCCGCTGCAAATTACACCGAGCAAGAAGTCCGTGAAGAAGGATTAGCCGAATTTATTCGCTTGTTCCTTACTGACCCGGAAAAAGCGGTACAAGAAGCGCCGATGTTCAGCCAGCATTTTGAAAATGTGCTTCCGAAAAAAGTGAAGTCGGCTTTGTTAAAGACTCAACAGGATGTAGACCTTTGGATTGAACAAGGGGAAGCGTTCCGCTTCAGAGGAAAAATCGACCGCGTAGGTAACAAAGAACCGATCAGCGAAAAAATTGACCGCTTATACAGTCAATTCATTGATAAATTTGACGTAGCCAGACGAATCGAAAAAGAAATCACAGGCAAAATCAATAGCGCGGAAAAATCATTGTATAAGCGGATGCGTTTAGCGGCTGGCGCCCCGAAAATTGCGGAGAGATATTTACTCGATTTAAAGCGAATCTTACAACCAATTGATTCATATGGTTTAACCATGAAAGATGTAGGGGATTATGTTGCCGCTGTTCATGCGCGCGATTTAGAAGAACAAGGCATTGAATCTGGATTTACGAAAGATGAAATCGATGCGGTCATTCAAAAGTATGACTCGCCAGAAATGCGGCAAATCCAACAACAAATTGTGATGTACTCGAACAACTTGCTCGATTTGCTTGTACAATCCGGCCGCATTAGTCAAGAAGCGGTTGACGCTATGCGGGAGAAGTATCCGAACTATGTTCCTTTCTTCCGCCGATTTGAGGATGATGTGAAGGAAGGACTAGGAGCAAAAGGATTTGCAAACATTACGAATCCGATTAAACGAATGAAAGGATCCACACGTGACATTATTGACCCGCTTGAAAATCTTATTCGGAACACATTCGTCATTGTTAATGCAGCAGAGAAAAACAAAGTAGGTTTGGAATTGTTGCGTTTGGCTGAATATGAAGGCGCAGGGAAATATGTTGAAATCGTGAACGGAAATAAGTCGGCCAAAGAACATGTTGTGACGGTTTATAAAGATGGCGAACCGATTCAACTTCAGCTTGATAAGGAGTTATACCGAACGGTACAATTACTAGATGAAGAATCTACCAATATTGTACTAAAGATGTTATCTTTACCTGCTCGCGCATTACGTGCAGGAGCTACGCTAACTCCGGAGTTTATGCTTCGCAACCCGATTCGCGACCAGTTCCAAGCGTTTGTGGTGTCGGAAAACGGCTATAATCCACTGTTTGATTTTATTCCGGGTCTATGGGAAGCCATCAAGGGGAAATTCGGCCGTTCAGATTTATATGAGCTATGGGCGCGCGCTGGCGGCGGATACGGAAACTTAATGAGTGTGGACCGCAATTACTTGCGTGAACAGCTTCGACAATTGAAACGAGAAGGCAGTCCACTGAGCAAAGGGTTCAAGACGATTGTGAATCCAAAAGAATGGCTCCGTTTGTTGCAGGCTCTTTCCGAACTATCAGAGGAAGCAACGAAATTAGGTGAGTTTAAAAAGGCGCTCAAAAAAGGGAAAACGATTGAAGAAGCGGCCTTCCAGTCACGCGATTTAATGGACTTCGCTCGTAGCGGCACGGCTATCAAGGAATGGAATAAGGTTATCACGTTCTTAAATGCGAACATTCAAGGGAAAGACAAACTAGTAAGGGCCTTTCTTAAAAATCCATTCCGTTTCACATTGCGTGCAACGACCGCTCTTACGCTTCCTACCATTGGGGCATATTTGGCTATGCAATATTTAGCGAATGATAAACAAAAAGAGACATGGCGCAATACGCCGCAATGGTTGAAGGATACATTCTTTATTGTGCCGATTCCGGGTACAGATGAACTTGCTCGAATCCCGAAACCATTTGATTTAGCGATTCCTTTCTCTAACAGCGTGGAATATTTCTTGGATTTCTTGTATAAAAACGACCCAGTGGGATTTGATGAATTTGCGAAAAATTCAGCGGTCGGTTTATTAAAAATTCCTTACATGCTCACAGGAATTGCGCCGCTTATTGAAAACTGGGCAAATAAAAGTTTCTTTACCGATATGCCGATTGTGCCACAACGTGACCAAGATTTGCTTCCAGAGGACCAATACGGCGTATCGACGAGCTTAACGGCACGAACACTGGGGAAAGTATTCCATTATTCCCCTTATAAAATTGACAACCTCATTCGAGGATACGGAGCTGGATTAGGCCGTTATGCAACCGCAGGATTAGATAAAATACTTGAAAAAGCGGGAGCAGGGAAAATGCCACCACAAGAAGCGAAGAAATGGTCAGAGTTGCCGCTTATCAATGCCTTTACGGTAGATTCTACGGGCGGCGGAAAAGTAATGAACGAGTTTTATGACAAACTCGACCAGATGAATAAAGAAGCTAAATCAGCTAAGAAAAATGAACAGCCATATGCAAAAGAAGAACAGCTTCAAATCCTACGCCGCATTAGTCGAGAAATTAGCGCGATTCGCAACGAGTATCGTAAAGTACAAGAAAGTAATGATATGTCACCGGAGGAAAAACGGAAGAGGTTAGATGAATACGATAAGCAAATGAAGGAGTTAGCTCGAAAAGGATTAGAATTAACAAAATAAAAGTGAGTGATGATGGTGCCATTGATCGAATGGTTATTGACTGCATTTGGATACATTTTTATTGCTGTCTTTCTACTCGGAAGTTTTTTCTTAACGATCAGCACAGCAATCAAATTGTATCGGAAACAAAAAATGGCCTTAAGTACATGGCTGATTCTTTGGTACATTACTTTTCCGGTCGGAGTGTTTATTACGATTCATTATCGGAGTGACCTAGCGGAGCCATTCAAAGTTCTGTTATCTGTCATACTAGGCGTTTTGCTACCAATATGGATTATAACAGGATACCTAGTATGGGCTGCCAATCGAAACAATAATAAAGTCTCAAGAGAGGACTGATAATTCAGTCCTCTTTTTTATTTGAAAGAAAGGGGACATGACGATGAAACATACAGATACTCTTTGGACTACTGTAACAGGCGGAGCAAGCATCACGTTAGCGTATCTTTTGGGCGGCTTAGATAATCTCGTGGCCGCCTTTGCTATTTTCATGGTTTGCGACTACATTACAGGGATTATGGCCGGTGCAAAGGATAAACAAGTGAGTTCGCGACGCGCGCTGAAAGGGCTAGGCAAAAAAGCTGGCATGATCACATTCGTCATTGTCGCGAATCAGCTTGACATCATCACTGGCAACCAAAACGGATTTTTGCGTGATGCGATGCTGACGTTCTTGATTGCGACAGAAGGTATCTCTATCATTGAGAACTTGGACCGTTTAGGGCTGAAGGCGCCGTCATTTTTAGCGAAGGTTTTAGAACAAATTTCAGAAAAAGGAGAGGATACAAAATGA